AACACGTCGGTAAGAGTGCGTTTTGCAGGTTCATATATGAAGAAGGTGATTGGGTGATAGCCTTTATTTGCATAATCTGCACGTTTACCACCATCTATGATATATTTTGGTACGCCATTGCTGGATTCATTCAATAATCGTATGTTTCTCAACATGTCACCAGTTCGTTGATGCTGTAACGCGTAGAGTCTCAAATCATTGGTCACCATTTTAGCGACTTGATACATTTTATTATCAGCTATCTGTAGCACTTCTTTTCGGAGTGCTGGTAAATCCAGTTCATTACTCATCTGGTAAACCTCCTGGTCCAAATAGTGTGACTTGACCAAGGAACACATTCATTCCGCTGTTTTCATCGTACGCTGTGAAATTTATGCCATCATCTACGAGTTCAAACAATCGAACATTGGTAAAGGCTGCACGTTCTTGAAGTAATATTACATCATAAACGACAGACTGAACAAATGGTACACCATCTGAATATACTGTACTTCCGCCTCTTTGATTCAAGAAACAGGTATCACCAGAAATACCATCTTTTGTGGTACCGAGAATAATTTCCCATCCAGGCAGAGCTTCAGTCAATTCATCATAAAATTCACGATAGGTTTTATATTGCATCAATCGTCACCCACCTCTCTTGGCTGTTGTCGTACCTTCAATATAATATGAAGTTCCAGTCTTGTCAGCTACGAAATCTGTAACACTGTACCTGCGGTTTTTATATTCGAAGTATGGAATGTTAGTGGTATCAAAGTCGTAACCAAACAGATTCACTTTGAATCTTACAAAATGTCCAATCCCGCGTTCATTATATTTGTCACGAATATCACGGTTAATTTTTTGAAGTTCGATTGGAAATAACTCACTCGTTTTGTTTTCAATAATTTCACCGTTGCGGTTTTTTTCTTGCGTCACAAATATTAAATTCGCTTCATTAAACATTCGAATCACCACCACTTCCATATGTTAGCTGCTGGATGATGTGCATTTCACGTGACTCTTCTGAGTTTTGAAAAGCTGTTGATGTATCTTGCAACATACGGCGTCTAACGTAAGTCTTCACATATTCTGCAATCAGTGGTGTTTTACTAGCCACGTTTACACCGGCAACAGTTAGAGATGAGATAGCCGAGTCAATTAACCCATTTATCTCATCGTCGTAAGCTGTGACGGATGTATTCATTCTCAAGAATGATTTGACATCATTGATAAAATCATTGTTCGTCACTGCCATGTTCTGTCACCTCGTTTATTATTTTGTTGTGTCGATAACTACAGCACCACCGAAGGCTACTGGACGACCAGTCGCTGGAGTTTCAACCAAGATATCATTTTCATTGGTATCCAAACGGAACTGTTCGATACGATTCAATGGTTGCATGTCCACATGGTAAGCGTCTTGTGCAATTACTATTGGCATCAATGCTTTAGTTCCTTGGTAAATCACCAATTCATCAACACCGAACACATTTGCAATATCGCGGTTATTATTCAAGAATGTTGATTGTGGGAATTTCTTACGTAATGCATCAAGGATATCACGTTTTTGCGCTTTTGTCACTACCAAGTATTTTTTACCTGGCGCGTCAATACCGTCAACCGCTTGCTCAACTGCTGCTACAATGTCAGCTTTACCATTGATTTTCTTAACTTTGTTAACGTTTGTTTCATTCATAACTGAGATGAAACCATTTTCATTGGCAGCGTCACCAGTTTCACCATCTGTCGCTGAACCTTCAACAAGGGCAAGGTCTACGATTTTATCAATTACACGTTGTGCCAATTCAGCAACTAGCAATTGATACAATTCAGAAAAATTGTCAATTGTACGTTTGTCAATTTCATTAATTGATGTAGCTTTGTATACCATACGAGGTTTCAAACCTGAAACTTTAAGAGTCGCTGTTTGACGTGATTTAGTTGTACCAGGGACGTGCACTTTCGCTTCGTCATCAGATGTAAAATCACGAGCTACTAGAATTGCACCAACGTTTGTGTGTTTGAAGATTGGATAAACTGGGTTACTACGAGTCAATACTGTTTGGATATCCAATTCCAATTTCTTAGGAAGGTAATTGTCTTTGTCAGTGATTGTCACACCGTTTTCTACCAATTTAGCTTCCCATGCGTTCTTGATTTCTGATTCACCACGTGAATTCATTTGGATTTCTACGAAATCGTGAAGCGCTTGTTCTGTTTCTAAATAATTTTTTGATACTTGTTTTTCCACTGTTTCTTCCTCCGTCTGAATAATAAGTTGAGCTTTTGCGTTTTTCAATTCTTTGACTTCAGCCATCAAAGATTCAATGGTTTCTTTATCCTCAGCATTGCTGATTTTGTCACCAAGGTCTTTTAGTTGATTGTCAATTGATTCGATTTGGTCAATTAATTTCATGATGATATGAACCTTTCTTCATTTATATTCATAAATATATTATATCACAAAGATTTTATAATGTCAACAAAATTGCGACATCTTTGAGAATATTTTTTTTCAAATCTTCAATATTTTCAGAATTTTCTACAATTTCTGATTCTACTTCGGATTTTTCAACGTCTTCTTCTGTTTCGGTTGTGTCATCTTCTTCAGATTCTTCTGATGGTTCAACCACTGGCTCAACGTTTTCAGATTCAACCTCTGGCTCAACGTCTTCAGATTCTTCTGGTGAATTGTCTGAATTTTCTGACAATTCCTGAATATCAACCGGCGCGTTTTCTTCCAACGCGTTAGTTGCAACTTCTGCAATTTCAGTTTTATCATCTTCAGTGGTCACATCTGATACAGCTTCACCAGTTGCTCTATCGGCACCAACTGAGACAATAGAAACCTCTTTGAGAATGCAGTTTTTGACGTCTAGGAATACATTTCCAGTACCGTCGTCAACTACGTCGAATTCATCCAAGTAGTAAGACACACTCAATTCATTAATGACTTCATCAAGCCATAGCTGTTTCGCGTGCTGCCCTTGTTCCGTATTATAAAAATACATGGTTCCGATGAACTCGCCTTTTTCATTTGATTTGGCATCTGTTTCGATATAACCAACAACATCTTCCACTCGCAAATCAGAATGCTCGAACAACAACGGATATCTTTCACGTGTAGTGGTAATGGAGTTCTCACGAAGTGAGAACCCATTATCATTTACCACAGCTATGTGGGCATAGACCACATCAATACCGTCTTTTTTATCGTTCTTTGCATTGTGAATTAACGTATTTGTTTCGATTTTATTGTTATTCGAATCCAATAGAATATTATTAATATTCATGTGTTAATCCTCCATCATATACATGACATATTCAATTAACCAATTAGGTTAGCTGCTACGGTTACTGTTTTACTTGATACGTTATATACCAAACGACCACCATCTGGGCGTGTAAGCTCAAACACTGTCTTATCTTCCGTGATTGGTGTTGCTGAATATTTAGCAGTACCAGTGTCAGTCATGAAGTTTGCACCAGCTGTTAAAGTGACTGCAGCACCTGCACCATTCTGAGTAACAGTTAGTTGATTATTTTTCCAAGTGTAGAAATATGCTGCTGTGGTTTTTAGTCTTTCAGTGATATCACTTGCAACTTTCGTTTTTGCATCGGTATCGTAATTGAATGGACGACCAGCAGCTTCAGTGATTTTACGAGCGAGCGCAGTTCCATTGAAATCCGCTTCGGTGTTCAATACGGCTTTGGCAAGCTCTTTGATTTTAGCGTCATTTGGAATCACTGCTTTGGCACCGTTCAGTACTTCTACTCCAGTATCTTCAACCAATTGTGCGATAGCGTCGATAAATTGTGCGAAGTTATCACCATTAGCGGGTTTACCATTGGTCCAGCGTGGTTTTTGATTTGATTTAAATTGCTCAGTTTTTAGAGTCATGATTGTTCTCCTTGTTATAAATTTCTACTTCAATCCAAAACCGGCGAACCGGTATGGATGAAGGTGCGAGTACAGATAGTGCTGATTGATAATCAGTAGTTCCGAAATATTTAAGACCCAATTGTTGTTTGATTTCGTTCATATTATTAACTATCCGTTACGTAGTGAATGTGGTAAACTTCGGTTTGTGGTTTGCTTGTCTCACCAAGCTGCGTAACTCGCAAATATCCGGTTTTAAATTCCAATGTGTACCTGCGCAGTTTGTGTGGGTTTGGTCCGTATTCCATTCCGCCATTTATTTCCACATCGATGAATAGTTCAAACAACTTACCACTGTCGTTGTATTGAAGATTATCAACAACTTTAGATGTGTAGAGTGTTGTTTTGATTTTATCATTTCCGAATATACCAGTTCGGTAATTGATGTTACCATTTCTTAATGTGATACGATTAAGTGTTAAACCATCTACTGGTTCCCCACCAATGATTTGAAATGATTCTGGTTTATCATTTTTGATAAAACCATATATTCCATCAATTTGTGATAACTGAACTAATTCACCAACACCATCATATTTTTTATTCAATTTGAACAATTTCGGTATGAATCGGTCGCCACTAGTTTTTACAATATGGAATATATTATACCCACCATCGCTGCAACTTTGATACGCCACAAAGTATGGCATAGTACCTGATACAGTATACGCGTCATCGTACGGTGTCGTACGAAATCGTTTTGCATATTGTGATAAATCATTCCATGCTGTTGGCGCTACACCTAAAGTTTTGTTTTGTACAAATCCACGAGAATTATACATCAATGACATCAAGAAATTACCACCGGGGAATACAATGGATTGTTCACACTCGTATGTCAATCGTGTTGAACCGAAGAAGGTTGGAATGGTTGCACCTGAACCGGCTTTACCCAACTCATTATCGATTGCACTTGCGAAATCTTTTAGTTTATCACTATTAAGATTATAACCTTTGTTAAAATTGGTATTCGCCCAATCTCTTACAGCCATTATTCTTCACCTCCGTCTCCATACTCAATTTCAGTAGAGTTCAGATTTGTTCTGAACACATCGCCACCTTCTACTGGGTCAAATCCCATTAATTTGCGGACTTCATTAACTGTTAAATATGCACCATTTGTGTTGGCAGCTGCCAATTTAATCAACTGACTAACACCAGCAAAACGGAAGGCGTCAACAGATACTGCGATACGTTCAAATGATTGTTTATCACCTGTGTTGATACGTGCATAAGTTGTCAACAGTTTGTACGTCAACTCCGTCTGGAATTCATTGACGATTGGTGCCAATACGTTGTCGAAGAAATGGCGGTAATCATCTTCGGTATACTCACCAGTTAGCAAACTTTCAGAGAATCCAAATCCATTCAAGATTTCACGTTTGATAATAGATACTGTTTCAGGTGGAATCGTTGAATAATCATTCTTCAATTCAACCAGTTCTGATTTACCATCTAAGACACCCAATCCATTATAACTCGCAACTTCTTGCATCGCCTTTAATTGATTTAAGGCAACGTCTTTGAAATTGTTGTTTTGTGATGAAATCGCTGCATTGATTTTCAAGAATCCGCGCAATTTATTTGAATCCAGTTGAGTCGCAATGTTGTTCAAAATTCTATCATACAATGATGAATTTTTACTGGAATATATCGGACTTGTAATAACTAGGATGTCATCTGGTTTCTTTTCGTATGTTGCAATGTCTGTGAATTCCAATGATACTAAAATTCCATTTCGTCGTACTGGTTTTAAGTATACATTTCCACCAGCCATTAAACGTCTGATAATTTCGCGTTTCCATTCAGCGTTCGTTCTCATCCCATTCGGGTTGTAATTTAACACTTCGAACTCTGCTGAACCCAATTTATCCGATGTCAGATAAGAACCGTCGGTTTGTTTCCTATAAATACGGTGATTAATCGTCAATTTTGAAAACTCACGAGCGATGAATAACACAACCGACGCCATAAAGGCACTGGTATAATTAGCCGTAGTATCGTTCCATGTGACGTGTTGTGTTTTTGTATCAATATCACCAGTGAATATTTTCACAACTGATTGTAAAATACCCATATATCATTTCTCCTTTCTTACCAGAATGTTTCATTAGTCGTGCCAACTGTTGAAAATGTTTTAGCATTGTGACATGATTGGCACAATAATTGAAGATTTTCAGGATTATATGCAATATCCCAATCATGGACGTTTGTTTCATTGACCTCTTTGATGTGGTCGACAATATAACGCCCAGTTATTGGTTCACCGCAAATT